GCTTGTACCATTTTCAAACCAGCGTAAAGCTGTATTAATCTGAGCTCCACCACCACGGTTAATTTCTATACCTCCATTAGCTGTTGGTGATGTACCTTCATAATTAGAATTTAATTCTATAATATTATCAAAAACTGTTACTGTCTCTGTGGATATTGAAGTTGCTGTACCAGTAACTGTTAGGTTACCATCAACTGTTAAGTTATTCTCGACTGTAACTGTACTAGAACCACTACCTAACTTAACATCCCCTCCACCGGGGTTTAAATATAATGCTGAAGCAGTCTCACCAGACCTAGCTTGTATTTTACTAGCATTAAGACCCATATTGGCTCCACTGTCAGGTCCAAGTTGAACTAATCCAGTACCATCACCAGTAGATAATGCGCTTGCTTCAGCTACATTAATCTCTAGAGGCACACTAGGCGCTGTTGAGCCAATAGCTAAGTTTTGACCCACCAAATGCCCTGTAGAGCTATTTAGCGTAAGCATAGCTGTGCTACCACTAGAGCCATATTTGTATAGTATAGCTCCATCATCTAGATATAAATCTTTATTAGAGCCATCTACAGCTCCTACTCTTAAGTCACCATCGACTGTGAGTTTGTGTGTAATTTCAGCAAAGGCTAGATTACTTGCATCACCAATACCAACGTTACCTGATTTTCGTGACCTAATATCTGCTGAAGAAGCGGTACTCTCTGTACCCCATACATCAGAGGTAGATGAAAGAGAACCTATATAATCGTAAACTGCATTCATTGAAGGTGCTTTTGTTGTAACGCCATCCCAAGATGCGCCAAAAGTACTATCGTCAACGTTTGCTTCTATTCTTTGTTTAATGTATTGTTTAGAGGGTAACCTATCGTCTAACACCATCATACGTGTTGGTGCCGTTGTGACCTTATTCAGTCCGTATCCTTCTCTAGTAGCCTTTGTATTAATTTTAGTTGGCTGAAATACTTTCTTCTTTTCTTGTTTGACTGGCATTGATTATCCTCAGGGTGGACGACTTTTGCTGTGGTGTCGCCCAGACCAAATTTTAATGTTACTTACTAGTTATCTAAGCTGCGTCAGATATAACAATTACACCAGCTTCTGGGCGTATAACCTTCAAACCATATCTCATAGACATGTATGAACCAGTTATACCAAAACCGGGATTTGCTTCTTCTACAGTTAGTCCACGTCTTTCGACGTAAGCTACAGGCTTGACCTTCATATCGAAAACACCGTATCTTGTTGATGGAATGAATGGGTTAACTATAACGTTTAATCCGTATAGTTGTCCAACAATTCCAGATGCGGATGTTTCGTTTACGAAATCCAATCCACCTTTGGATGCTCCCGGATTTGCCGTAGTGGCTGTTCCAGATGCGAAAGGTGCTGTAAAGTCAGCTAAGTCCAATAAAGACTTATAGTGGCTTGGGGAAACCAGAATTGTATCTGCTATTCCACCTTTTGCCGAAATAAGTTCTATTGCGCTTGTTATTTCAGTTAAAGCTATGTCACTGTCACCAGCGTCAGCGTCAGATGCTGCTAAGTAGTGTCCACCATTGGACGTACCTAGATTACCAAGGTCTGCTACTGAATAACCACCGTATTCGACTAATCTTGCACCACTGTCAGGGCTGTCTCCGTAGAAACCTCCATGTGAGTAGGTTGCAAATGTCTCTACTGCGGTATCTGCTGTATCATATGCGATTGCGGTTGTACCGAAAGTTGTATCGGCTAATCCGAAAACTGCATAGATAAAGTGTTTTGTGACATGTCTGTCAACTGCTCGTCTTGCTTCGTTCAGAGCTAATTCCATTTCAGAGAAACGGGAATCTTCTAACATTCTGCGTGTTACACCTATTGCGATACCAAACTCATTAACTGAGACACGTTCGTTTCTCAAGTCAGTGTGTTGATAAGACGGTGTTGCACCTTCTTCGAGTTGTTCTAAACCCATTGAAGGCTTTGCGAATGTTATATCGACATCTCCACCGGTGTCGGTGGTGAATCGCTCTGCAAACATTGCTACTACAGGCATGCTTGTGACTTTGTAGTCTTGAATTGCATCCTTGTAGTCTACTAATACCCTGTTTGCTGTGTCACTTAGTTGTGACGTTGCCAAACCGGGGTTTGTTCCTGCTGCTACCATATTTTATATCTCCTTAGAACACCAAGCACTTTGTTACAGTGCTGTCTACCGCGTTTGTTTCCAAAGCTACTGCTTGGGTCACTCGGTTTGTGTTACTTGTTTGTGTATCTAATTCTCCATCAGCTACACACTTAAGATTATCTCCAGCTGTTACTGCTGCGGTTAAAATGTAACATACGATACCGCTTCCGGTAATCATACTTACTTGGTCTCCGCTTGCAGCATCGGTTAGAGCTACTCCTGCCATAGGGAAATATTCAACTGCCGCAGTAGCTTTGATAGCTGTACCATCCGTATGAATCATCAAGCATTGACCTGCTAAGATAGCAGCTCCTGCTGTTAGATTTATAATACGTGCTGGTGCTCCACCATCATTTACTAATGTGCTTTTTATTATTGCCATATTTAGTTCTCCTCTCCTTTAAATACAATTCTACCGTTTTCCATCGCAAACATGCGTGGGGTTTCCTTGTCTTCATGGAGTTCTTTCTCAGCATCGCTGGATTTTCCCTTTCCAAAAGTTCGTTCTTCAACTACTTCTGGTACAGTTACTCCTTCCATTGCGATACTAAATCCTTCTAGTTTTACTGCATCCCATGCTTTAAGTTCCTCTGCACGTGCAATCTTAGTCTCGTCATCTAATTTTCCTAGAGCTGATTCTTTTGTAATAATTGAATCTACAAAAGACGTAATTCTTGCTTCTACTTCAGCAGCAGCTCGAACCTCTTCCTCTTCTTGGAATTTAGCAACGAGGCCTAATGCCTCTTCGTGTTTAGAGTTTAACTCAGCATAAGACTCAGTCATTTCTTCAAGTTGAGATTTCATCGAAGCGAATTCACGCTCGGTGATACCTACAGCTTGAGAAACTACTTCTTTTGTCTGTTCTTCAGCCATCGTTATTTCCTCGCTGTTTCGCCCGTGTGTTTCACAGGCACAAGATTCTTCATGGCCTCCACAGCCACAAGAATCATGTTTTGGTTCTTCACCGAATTCACGGTGGTCACCACATTCCTTTTCTATCGTACATGCGTCACAAACGGGGGTTCGAGTTTCATTATCAATAAAACTAACCTCAATAGGACGAATGTCCATTGCAAACGGTTCTCCTAGAACGTCCACATCCTTAGAAAACCAGTCGATACTGACATGCGTCATATCTCCGTTTTCAATCTTTTCTAGCACTCCATTATTATCCACTGCGTTCTTATAAAGTTGCGCAAGCATCTTTATTGCAGTTTTACCACCTTCAAGCTCTACGATTTCTGGGTTGATAGCCTTTCCGAGGAGGTCGTCCTCGGTTCGTTGATGATTGTAGTAAACTGGTAACTCAGTAAATGTTTCTACACTATTTTTTAATACGGATGGTTCAATAAAGACCTTTTGGTCGCCATCTTCGTCGTGGGGGCCTGACGTTATAGCGATAACTGGGTATTCTATATACTCATCCGTGTGAACAGGTTCTTGTAATTCCAATGCAAAACTGCGCTGGTGTTCCTGTCCTCCCCCGGCAGATTCAGCAAACTGTCTATCAGTTCCTTCATCTACCCTCATACGGCACATGTTTGCCGTAATCTCTTGGTAGTCCTCTATACCTCTCTTTTTGAGAGTTGGGCCTACTTCTATAATACAACGCTCGTAGTCGTACTCTTTGCTCATTCTTTTTTATCCCCCGTTGGATTTGCAGCTGGTTCGTTACCAGCGCGTTTTTCTGTCCTTGCGGACTCTTCTTTCTTGTCTTGGTTTTTTCCTCCAGAAACATTAACGTTCTCTGCTGTATCTTGCATTTCTACTGCTCCTTCTGGATTCAATCCTCTCTCTGACCTTACTTCACCGGGTGAAAGAACTCCCTCTGAAAGGTATATCATATCTGTTTTAGCCTTTATGAATGCGTCGTCTACGTTTACTTGTCTAAACTTAAACTTAGCATCTCCACCTAACAACTGTGGCATCAACTGCGCATTGATAGCAGCTTCCACCGCAGACTGTAAATGTCTAACGTATGGCTCAAAAATTGCACGTGCTTGTTCGGGTTTGTCGAACATTGTAATCGGAACCTTAAGCGCCACATGGATTTTCTTGAGCAAATCATCAGTATATTTTCCATACTCAAAGGCTCGCTGTGTACCCTGTAACTCCTTGACAACAATATCATTACCATGAATAATGTCCTCACCGGGTTCCAACGCATTAAATGCGTCCACGATTTCGTTAATTTTATCAGGACCATAAGGCATATCGGGTAATCCAGCGCTAATATCAAACCTACTAGTAGCGTATTTGTTGAGAGCAGCACCGATGTCCCGTTCTGCGTAATCTTTAAGGTCAACCAAATAAAGAATTGGATGGATGTCACTAAGACCATAAGCGTAATCATCAAACGGGTTGTTACGATAGCATATGAGTTCGTCTTCTTCGAATCTAATTGAGTCATCATCAGCTCCTAAATCTTGATAGTAGTACATTACTTGTCCGCTAGGGTCTCTCTGTATATACATATTCTGAGAAGACCTGACAACTAAATTATCTCCTGTCCATTCTAAGTAAGAAGTACCAAATATCCTTCCATTGCGTAGCCATGTATATAAAAGTTGTTCCATATTTATCTCACCGAACAAATTTTCTATGTTTTCTCTGTCTTCGTCACTATCAGTTACAATATCATATCCATCTTTAGCGGCGTACATACATGGTAAATCTATAAGAGTCCTAACTATAGGGTCAGATAAATATACATTCATGTAGGTTCTATTGTCGCCAATCTGTGGTTCTTTAAGGTTTCCGCCATTCTTTCCGAATAAATCGGGTTTGTTCTGTAATTGTAATCTTTTAATTACACCTGCACCAAAACTTCTAGGGTCGTCCTTAGAAAATGGAGGGGCGGTTCCTTTTGTTGCAAAACTTCGCCTATTAAAAGGCCAATAATCACTTAGAGCCACGGCTATCAAAACTATATAGTATATAATAGTATATAAAGCTTTCGCCCAAAACTACTTATATGCCGCTTAAACGGGTCCTATTAATACTTTTGCTTCTACGAGTTGTAGCAAAAAGTGTTCTTTTTGAGTTATCACGTCTTCTTTGTCCAGATTGTTGTATATTTACACTAGCAAACGATGAACCAGTAGGTAACATCGCTAAAGAAGCATGTAATGCTATAACAGAACTATCACAGTAGTCATCATGCTTTCCATCGGGTGCTGCAATCTTCTCTGTTTTGTTAGCAGCATCCATAACATATTCTAAATCCATATGTTCTCTAAGCCATTTATTAACTAATTTGGCTTGAGGAGGTTCTAGGCCGTCTGGATGAGGGACTCTCACCAGACCCTGCTGTATATAAGACACATAATCTCTATAAACTTGTGTTTTACTACCACGCGGGCCGCCAGTAAATATAAAAGGTATAAAATGTATTTGAGGTTTATGTTCTATACAGGCTAATCTAATTTCTTGTTCGATAGCACCACCAATACCCGTAGCGTCAATAATAACAC